CAGTGATACAAGTATACTATAGCCTATGCTTTTTGTCAAGGCTAATTGTTCCAAACCGTTCATATTTCTCAAGGCACTAATGCCAAAGTGAATAAGAACAGCAAGTATAATAAATGCTAAACAAAGTTTAATCATTCTTCAACCCCGAAATGTTCCTTTGATTTCACTCCAACAGGCAAGGGCAGAGTTATCTTTTTTCATAACATCTTCACAGATTTTCATACATTCCCATACAATCAAATCGGCAAATTTCTCATCTCTTGATATCATCCAATCGCGGTGGTTATCACCCGATATTTGTACTTGGCTATCAGTATAGGAATTAGCTTGCTTGGCAAACTTGCGAATTAGTTCGTTCATTACTTTACTCCAAATGTGTTTAATGCTGGTTGTAATGTGTTAATCAATTCTGTCTCACGTGCATGAGCAGGACGCTTACCACGTACTACTTCAACAACTCCAAATACAAAACTATCAGCACCACGTTCACGTAATGCACGACTTAAACCCCAATTTTTGTTTTCTGCTAGGGCACGTTGCATGTGTTTTTGCATACGACGGACTAGAGTTTTGCGAACATTACCGGCGAAACAAACAGCAGTCAAACCAATGTAATACTCAAGTGTTACTTTATCTTGGATATAGTATATCACTTGATTGCGGTCTGTTCTACGTTTACGGGTAATTTTTGAGTTCATACATGAATTATATACCCAATCTGATTTATTGTCAAATTTTATATATAATACAAAAGTAGTACTTTTGTTTAGTGAACTACTTGTCCGTATGATGAGTTTAAGTGGATTTTTATTTCTTTTTTTAGTTCTTTTTCAGTATAACCCATTTCACCTAATTGGTGAATCAATTCTATAAAAAGACCATGAGTTGCAACACCGTACATATAATTAGGGTCCTCATTCTCATTTTCAAATTCTTCTAATAATGGCAAAAGTTCATCATAGATAAAATCTGTTGCAAGTTCTGCACTTTGTTCATATTGTTCAATTTCAGTTTGAACCTCTTCCAATTCTTGCAGTTTGGTACTTGCTTTTGACATAGTATTATTTATCGTTTTTTAGGTACTCATAGTTAACTGTTTCTAAATTTTCTCTAAAAACAATTGCACCATTCTTTAGATGGAATCTTTTTGCTAGTTCTGTTTTAGGGCTTAATGTTACAAATCTTGTTATGCTTGGATATTGTTCTTGTATACCTTTAACTGCTTCACGCAATAATCGTTGTCCTGATCCTGCTTTGTAACTCCAAATAGTATAGAATACAGCCGTTGTGGGCACTTGAGTAATTTCACTTAAACCATTAACATCTTCTGGAACAAAATCATGGAAACTAACACATACCATCGCATCAGGATCCATATTTGTGTCCGCTAATGCTGCAACCAAACGTCCGTTGCTAACACGAAATTCAGTTGGAATCTCAGGTCGTACTGGATCGTCTTTGATAAAGTTTAATAATTGATGTGAAAGGTCTTTGATAAAGTGTAACATAATATGCGTATTTATTCCGTTTCACATAAATGGATAGTTAAATCATTTTATGGTTATCAATTAGAGATTTTAAAATTTCATTAACTTGAATTTCAGTATATAATCCAACATTAGACCAAACCTCTTTTTCAGGACCAGTTGACCAGACAGCAAGTACATCATATGTACCCTTTATGTAACCGTCTAAGTTAGATTGTTTTGTCCATCCGATTGGTTTGGCTATGTCTCTAATGTTCATTATTTTATTTGACTCCAAACACGTTCACGTATTTGTTTAGTAAGACTATCAGGTAGTGCTACATAATCTAATTCTTCTGCGGCTTTCTTACCATTCTTGAATGCCCAATCAAAAAACTTTAATACATCTTGACTGGCTTTTTTATCATCAGGATTTTTGTACATAATAATGAAACTTGCAGTAGATACAGGCCATACATTATCACCTTTTTGATCCACAATGCTTACACCCATACCAGGTACACTAAACCAATCAGCACCGGCTGCCGCGGCAGCAAATGTTAAGTCGTCAGGACTAACATACTTACCTGATTTATTTTGTAATTGTAAGAAAGTTAAATTGTTCTTTTTAACATAAGCATACTCAACATAGCCGATTGATCCCTTAACACGTTGAACATTAGCGGCTACACCTTCATTACCTTTGCCACCGACTGAACTTGCGGCTGGCCACTTTACTGCAGCACCTTTGCCTACTTTATCAGCCCACTTAGTACTAACTGATGTTAAGTAATCTGTCCAATTAAATGTTGTGCCTGAACCATCTGCACGATGCACTATAGTAATTTCTAAGTCGGGTAACTTCTTACCTGGATTGAGTGCTACAAGTTTAGCATCATTCCATTTAGAAATTTCACCTAAAAACACTTCTGCTAATACTGTTCCTGTAATACGTAACTCACCTGGCTTAAATCCATCTAAGTTCACAATAGGAACTGTGCCACCAATAATTGCTGGAAATTGTACTTGACCATTTTTATCTAACTTGTCGCCGGATACAGGTGCATCACTTGCACCAAATGTAACTGTCTTGGCATCAATTTGACGAATACCACCGCTTGAGCCAATTGATTGATAGTTGAGTGCTATGCCAGTTTCTTTGTTGTAAAGTTCTGACCATTTACTATATATAGGATAGGGAAATGTTGCTCCAGCACCTGTGATTGTTTGTGCTGATACTGTCATTGATAATGCTGTCAGGATGATAGCAAGTATTTTTTTCATGTGTAATCTCCTTGTGTGTTACACAAATATTTAATCAGAAAAGTGTGACAATACGATGACAACTATAGGAAACTTAGCCAAAAAAATAGGGACCGAAGTCCCTATTAATTAATTACTTTGTATTGACTGAACGGGTAATTCTCTGTCAACCAGTCAAGTAATTCCTGACTATATGGTAACTTAATTGATTCGTACTTATTAGTGATGTACATATTCAATTTACATAGTAAGTAAATTACCGTTTTTAAATCCAACTGTTCCACCCTCTGATTCAATTCGTTTAATAACATCTTCAAATAATATAGGTGTAAAGTCGGTTTGTTCTACGCAAACACAATGATAACGTTCATCAATTTCATTACTATACTTAAACACACCTGTTCTTACATCTACACCTATAATTTTCTTTACACGGTTGGTATGTAAGTGCCCATGAATGTTCGTGCCAAATCTACCTAAACTTTCAGGGTGTAAAGGTATATGACTTAATATCATTCCGTTCATAACATGATATGCACGTAATTCACGAAAGTATTCACGGTATTCGTCATCACGGAATATATCGTGATTACCACGTATTAATACTTTATCTCCGTTTAAGCGAGCCATTGTTGGTAATGCTTTACGGTTAATAACTACATCACCTAAATGATATACTTTATCATTTGGACGAACTCTATCATTCCAACGACGGATCATTTCTTCATCCATCTCATCAGGATCAGTCCATGGACGAATTTTCGTTATTCCATCTGATTCTGTAAAACGGCAAACTCCGGTATGACCGAAGTGTGTGTCACTAACTAAAAATACTGATGGCATATTAACCTCTTTCTTTTTTAACTCTACCTATGCGACTTGACTTATTCCAATCATATGGTATCCCATCTGGGCAATTTCCTTCTTCAACACTATCTACACCAAACTTGCCCGCAATCTCTAATCCATCACTACCTTTAATAACAACAAATACATCTAATGTTTTAGCATAATTCATTGCCAAATCAAGTGATACAAACTCTTTTTCAATCTCATTGTGTTCTACGATATATGTCATGCAATAATCCAATCTACTTCATCTTTTGTTTCTATAACTTCATTTCCATCAAATTCAGTAATACGAAAATCTATTCCTACAGGTAACCAATCAACTTTTAAATCATCCATACCGCCTGTAAAAATTTCAGGATACTTTAGTGTAACATAAGTTTTTAGTTCATCAAATTTATTATGTTCTACTAAATCAACGATACCTGGATCAAATATTAATTCAGGGAATTTTTTATTCCAAGTATACCATCCTGCACCATATCCTGGACTATACAATATAGCAACTTTACCATCTCTGATTAGTTTATTCATAAAGTTCCTTTTGGTGGAAGTGGTGAGATTCGAACTCACGGGACTCGTAAAAGACCGACGGTTTTCAAGACCGTTGCGTTAAACCACTCTGCCACACTTCCTGTTATTTTCTTAATCGTTTTAAATAATCAATGGATACTAAACCTTTTTCAATTTCTTGAAGTGCAGTAACAGTAGTACCTGCCGTTGTTGTAATCTTTGGTTTAAATCCACGTTTTAATTCACGTGTACGTAAACTTGCGATTAGTACCAAATCATATCTATTACCGACTGCTAATACAGCCTCTTCACTTGTGTATCTTGCTCTACTTTCAGACATTGTTTACCTTTATATAATGGAGCGGGATATCAGGTTCGAACTGACGACCTAGTGCTTGGCAAGCACTCGCTCTACCAACTGAGCTAATCCCGCATAACTTTCTTGGTACATCCTGACGGGCTCGAACCGCCGACATTCACGGTGTAAGCGTGACACTCTACCAACTGAGTTAAGGATGCGTGTATTTAGTATACACTAAATTTTGTTTGTTGTCAATAGTTTCAAAAGCCTCATCTTCAATTATTGCATCTTCAATTTCTCTAGGATCAGGCTTACGAAATATTTTATTAAAGTTGTTATCAAAT